CTGATTGAAAACTGGGCAGAGTTTATCGAGATGGAAGGCGAGAGCGTGAAATATAAAAACACGCAAAACGGCAAAGAATTTTTGAACGGCGAGCCTGGATATTCATCGATTGAGATCAGCCTCGCTCAGGACGTCAAGATCATCGGAAACGAAACCGTTGATGAAATCAAAGAAACATTTGATGGGAGAGTTGCAGGATGACCAGGATAACAATAGAGATCGATGATGATGACGCAAGAGAGGCGCTCGAGTGGGCTGGAGAGGTAACGCAACTTTTGCAGGAAATAAAAGAAGAGATACGTCGAAAAAATGGAAAAAAAGATGTCAGCGATTGACAAACAAATCGGCGGCGATCATTACAAAGGTATGGTCATTCAGCCAATCGAATATATCCAGGCCAACGGATTAAGTTATATCGAAGGAAACATTGTGAAGTACATCTCCCGTTGGCGCGAGAAAAACGGAATTGAAGATTTAAAAAAGATAAAGCATTACGTTGAATTTTTGATAGAAGAAGTAGAAGGGAAAAAAGAAAAAGAGCTCGGAGAAGTGGACGATCAAAAACTGCAAGCATACATGCAACAAACTGGATGCGAAGGAGGAACATGCGAATTTTGAAGAGACGAACTTGGGGAGATAACCCTGGCGATTGGAGAGAAAGAATTGCTTGGCCAAGTGTTTATGGCTATGCGTTGTGCGGATTAGTTTTTATAGGAGTTTTATTTATATGAAATTGTTGTCCTTAAAAGAAACAGCAAAAAAATGCGGGATCAGTACCCGCACCATTTACCGAATGTTAGAGAGCGGCGGAACATTTCCAAAACCAAGTAAACCTTATGGCCGCCGTCACTATTTTGTCGAAAGTGAAATTGATCAATGGCTCGAGGAAGCAACATCAGAGAAAGCAAAGTCCTCATATTCTTGAATTAATTTCACGCGCCTATCGAAAAGGTCGGTCCTCATGTACGCTGCTAGGACCGCATTTCTCTCTCGATGTCCGAGTTGGCGATCTGCGTCCTCTCGAGTTCCTGCACCAGTGGCCGTTGCCCAATCCATAAAAGTAGAACGAAAACCATGAATCGTGACTCGCTTGCCCACTGCATCAGTACGAGAAAAAACGTCTAAAGATTTATCGAGCGCATTGCTGCTGATAAATTTATTTCTCCCAAGGCCAGGAAACAATCTTTCATCTTTCGTAACTTCTATTCTTTCCTGCAATAACCAGAGTAATTTTTTAGGGATTGGCAGCTTGTGAACTTCCCCGCCCAGTTTTTGAATCGGGCACATCCACACGCCATTTTGCAAATCGAAGTGGTCCCATACGGCCTCTCTGGCGTCATTACTTCGTACTTGGGTAAGCGAAATCAATTTTAGGGCATCGTAGGAGCCTTCTTTTTTATCCCAAAGCTCAGAAATAAAACCTGGGAGCTCATCAAACGGTAATGCTGCATGGTGATTTATTTCTGGCTTAAACTTAGGTAAGAGATTCTCGAGCAAGTTTTTGTACTGTGCTGGATTACGTTTTTCGCTGATGCCTTTTGCGATTGCGTAATCGATAATATTTTCTACTCGAGATCGAGTGCGAACTGCCGTTTCGTGCTTCGTGGTCCAGATCGGTTTTAGAACTTTTACAACATCGTCGGGATAGATGTCTTCAATTTCTTTCTTGCCAATCACTGGCAAAATGTAACTGTTCAAAGTGTTCTGCCAGGACTGTTCGCTTCGACCTCTGTCATTCCAAACTGGTCGCTTTATGTTTTTTATATAGTCATCAGCAACCACTGCGAACGAAGTAACTTTCTTTTCAGTCCTTCTGGCACTCGCAACTTTCTTTTGTTTCTGTTCGCGCAAAACTTCCTGCGGCGCTTGATCGGAGCTCAGGAGTTCGGCTGCTTTTGCTCGAGCTTGTTTGGGAGACATGGCCGGGTAAGAGCCAATGTAGATCCACTTACGTTTGCCGTCGATTGTTTGGCGAAGATACCAAATTTTTTGTTTTTCCTTAACGTGCAAATATAAGCTCGGACCTACTCGATGATTACCAACTTTGCTTATATTTTTAACCTGTATATCACTCAGAGACTTTGGCATTTACACTACCTTTTACACTACCATTTGATGTCGCATTCTGGCATCAACTGGCAACAACTGTCAAAGGTTATGTAGCTAAGTCATTGTTTTTGTTCATCACTGTCAATAGTAGTCACAAAGGTTGGACTCCCTGCCCCTCCGCCACCAATGCGCTACAGCCCAGTAAAATCAAGGGGTTTAGTTTTTAAGGGGTAATTTACACTACCAATTACACTACCAATTGTTTTTGCCGTTGGTTTTACTGCATCAGAATGCGTTGCTCATCACGCAACATCATCAACCTTCGGAGCTCTTCAGGAGTCATTTGTCCTGTTGGGTCTTCGTTCATAATAGCTCCGCCTAAGCGAGAGGCTTGCAAGGGAAGTTGCAGTTGCCGGAAGTCTGGAATCATATCTAACAGCTGCTGTTGTTGTGGACTTAAATTATCTCGTTTTGGAAGCGCATCAAATGCACGATCTAACTGTCCTCGAGTCATGCCAGCTACCCTACTCACCTCACCCATTGCTCTGGGCGAAAACATGGGTAGTGCTGCCAGTGTGCCTGGATTGGTCATGCCAGTTATCCCGGTTCCTGTTGCGGTCACTGCTTGCAGTCCTCGAGGCGTAGGTGAGCTCAGTGCTTGCCCTGCAATCCTCGGTAATAAAAAATAATCTCCTGCTTCCTCGAGGCGCTCAACCAATTTAAGTCGATTGCCAAAGTTTGCATTGACGTTGTTGCGCATCACACTTTGCAGTTTTCTGAGTGCAGTATCTGCCGAGGCTTTATCGCTCAGTGATAGTGCTCGCTGCAATTCTCTTTCGAGCCGGGTGGCCTCCTCATAGGGCTGCATGACTTTCGAATAATCGGGCACCTGGTCCGTAATTTCTTTTTTAATAATGTCTCTAGCTTGTGCGACGACAACTGCCTCATCGCCAGGGTTAATTCCAGCAGGATATTCATTATCAATTCTTCTTTTTAAAATATCTAAACCCTTGGCATTATGTAGCGCAGGGCTCCTTTGCCAATCAGCAACGAGACTTTGCACTTTTGCCAATTTGCTTTGGCCAAGTTCAGAGAGCTCGGATACGCCTTCAAAATTAAATTTTTCTGCGAACTCATTTATTTTTTCTGCAAGCGCATCAAAATTAACTGGCATTTTTTCGAGGTTTAACGCCTCTCTTGAAGTTACGAATTTATTTTGTTTTGTTTCTTTGAGTCTCCGCAGAGCCGCAATGCCATCTTGCACAATCGCGCCGGGTTCCTCTTGTCCACGTAAGTTTTCGACAAACCTTCTATCTGTTTCACCGCCTACTCGGCCAGCAGTAAAAGCCTGTTGAATTGATTCTCCTCCCGCGCCAGTTGTCATGCCAATTGCTGCTGGCACTCCTTCCGTGACAACTCCTCCTGCTGCTTGTAATGTATTTCCAGCAACTGCGAGCGGATCAATTTTGCGACCAGCTTCTTCTAGTGCAGCCCCTGCTTTACCAACCATGCCTGGAGCTCTTGCAGCTAACATTCCGCCACCAGTTAGAACCGTTGCTACATCACCAACAACACCAACTGGATCTTCTGCGACTGCTAACTTAAACGCCTCGAGCGATCCGTAACGATTCGCGAAATAATCTCCGACTGCCTTTACGGTTTTCTCATCTGCTTGTTCGCCAGGGATTGCTAACTGAATTAAGCCAGCGGTGAAGCTATACAAACCTTTTGCCGTGCCAACTGGATCGGTGATCGGCGTGACTAAATCTTCTGCGTATTTCAAAGCACTTTTAGGGAGGTTCCCGATTGCTTGGCTTGCAACTTCGCCAAGGCTTAGTTCGGTTCCACCCTGCTTTTTATTTTGTATGCGTTTTTCTCGCATTGCTTCTATTTGTTTACGGTTAGCTTCTGAAGCCATAAAAAATTTCCTGTTTTATTTTACGCCGTAAGCGCCCAGATCGACATCACGCTTCAACAACAAATCTGCAATGACCTCAAATTCTTCATCGTATGCGTTCGGATCATCTACGATCCTTGCAAACATTTCTGCAAGTTCTTTGTCGTCAAAGTCTGCATAATCTTCTTCTCTAAAAACACTTTCGTAAATTCCTTCCACAAGATTTTCTGGTCCTTCGAATCCTTTCAAAGTGCCGTTCTTTTTAAAATAAGCGATGGAATCTCTCTTCGCTCTTGACGCTTGCTCCATTGCGTTTCTCATACGAGCAAGCCTTCTTGCATTAATGTTTGGAGGGAGCATGATGTTATAGGCGTAAGCAACAAAGCGCTCACCCTCTTGTTGTGTAAACTGAGCGCCAAGCGTTTGTCTTAAATCTTGTGTAACGATTCGATCTATCTGATCTTTGATCTCAATTGCTTTTGCACTTCTTGCAATTTGAGGCGTTGCGAAAACAACTCTGCCGCTAACTGAAGAACTGCCATCTCTAGGCTCTGCAAGCAAATCGGCAATCAACCGATTAAGGTCCTTGTAGTTACGCTGACTATTTGCGTAGCCTCCTGCGTTTTCATAAGATTCAACTGTCGCTGCAAATTTTTTGTCGAGCTCTATTTGCCCCGGAGTTAAGGTCACCCCTCCCAATGATCCCGTCAATCGTGCTAACGCTTCTGCTTCAACATAAGCGGGATCTCTACCTTGCCGCATGATTGTTTCCAGCAATTCTGTTTGTTGCTCTGGGGGTAATTGGTCAATTCCTGGGTTTATTTTCCGCATCCTGTCAAAAATCTGTAACGCAGCAGGTGGTGTCCTTTCGACGACTTTTTTCTGTTCTATATAGTCTGTAAAACTAGGAATCGGTTCTTTCTGTTCATCAGGCAAGGTGCTGTTCAGCGCTTTTAGTTGACCAACGTGAACTTCGTATTCTTTTAGATTATTCGTCGATTGCCCGAGAATTGTTGCCTGGTTAGTTGACAAGTTACGTTGTCCCACACCAGCACCAGGAATGTACTCTATTTCTCCTACAAGATTTCCGTACAAACTTTCGAGTTGATCTAAAGGAGCGTTTTCAATCAATTCTGGTTTGATTTTAGTGTTAGCTTTGTACCACTCTCTGAGGTTTTCTCCTCTTTTAATTTCTTTCGCACTTTCTTGCAAGTCGATAAAGTTTTTTATGTACTCTTGATTTGCAAGTTGCCCTCTTATTGTGGGAGCCATGCCAAGCGCTTGTTTCGTTCCTAAAGTAATGTTGCCAAAAAAGTTTCCGAGCCCCTCGCGCAAATTTGTTGCAGGTGTGTATTGATAAGGCAACCGAAGCGCTTGTTGGTTTGGATTCAAAACATTTTGCAAGATTGCATTACGTTGATCGATTGGCAACGCATTCAGTCGCTGTACTAACTCTTCATCTGCAAGCGCCATTTCGCTCATAGCAATCCTCTTAAAATAAGTTGATCAGTGTTCATGTAGTTTGGATTTTGATTAATAAAACCACCCATTGGAGCCATAGGTCCGGCTGCTTGGGTATATGGCGTTCCCGCAAAACCGCCTGAACTCATTGAGTTTGCGGGTGCGTTTCTTATCATTTGCTCAAGGAATTTCTCGTATTCTTCAGGGTCACTGAAAAGCTGCTTAATACCGCTGTTGTTAAACACATCACCTAGATAAGACATCGGATCGCTTGCAATATCGCCGAGATTTGATGCAGTGTTCTGCAAGCTATTCCCGACCCCTTCAATCATTGCTTCTAATATTTTCATTTAATCTATTCTCGGAACGCCAAAATTAAATCCTCTCTGTGACGATCTCGATGTCAGCGGATTAGGCAAGATTCCCGCCGCGCCTCTTAGCACATCAAACATTCTGAGAGGAAAGTCTCTTTCGTCTTGAAAGCGAGCAAACAGATCATCAAGGATTCTTTGGGATTGTTGCTGCTGCATATCACCCACGCCCAAAATTGCATTCATGTCCGCAAAGGTGCTGCCTCTCAGATCCTGACCAAGTGAGCCAAGTTGATTTGCCGCATTCAGTCGCATCCTCGCTGCGTCATTAAGCGCGTTTTGATTAGCGAGCGCTGCCCTCAATGCCGCGTCCTGGTTCGCACGGCCTGTTTGCAATCTAGTTGATTGATTTGCTAATCCGGCTCTTAATGCATTTTGAGCATTTTGGGATTGGCTTTGAAAATCCGTTGATTGATTGGCCAATCTTGCTCGTAATGCATTTTGGGCATTTTGAGCCGCCCTGCTTTGCTCCGCTGCGAGGTTGCTCCTCGCTGCCGTCAAGTTAGCTGCTTGGTTGCTACGGTCGGCGGCCAAGGCGCGATTTGCATCTGCCTCGAGGCGGTTAGCTGCTGACTCAAAACCACTTTGCCTAAGTGCAGCCGCTGTCTTCGCGGATTGCTCAAGGGCTGCACGATTTGTTTCTGCCTCGACTATCCCTTGTCTGTCTCCTCCAAACGCTCCTGCGCTTATGGCGTTTGCCGCGTTTTGATTCTGTTGCATTTGCCTCGCTCGCTCAATATCACCTAATGCAGAATCAACCACGGTGTCTTCAAAAGTATTCATGTAAGGAGTGAGGCTTTGATCTCGGAATCTTTCTGCACCGACATTTTGAGCGTTGATCGCTGCGAAGGGATTTATTCTTTCTTCTGCAATAAACCCTGGACCAATGTCCCTCGAACCAACTCTGTCCATGCCAATTGTATCTGCGCCAACTGCCAGCGGATTAAAATTCGTTAGAGCGCCAGTTGTGTTGATGGCGTTCATTAACTCGTTCTGGCCAATGCCAGCCTGAGCGGCATCCACAACACCCTGCATTCCGGCAAGTTGCATTGTTGATAGGGGGGCAACGGTGGCAGCATTATATGGTGCATATTCAGTTTGGTTATAGATATTTCTACCGGTGTTAAAAACGTCAAGTAAAGCCGCTTTTAATTCTGGATCGAAAGTTTGTTCACTGCTTGATTTGTTTTTTCCAAAGCTCATTATGATTGTCCTGAAAATCTGCGCCACTCATCATCGGTGACAAATCCTGAAAGATCGTAGTCTGCGCCCTGATTGATTGCAGATGAGTTTTGTGCGATTGCTTGCTCTCGCGTTTTACCTCTACTCATCAACTCTTGAATCCTTTGCTCATAAGGAGAAGGTGCGGTAGGCAAAGGAGCTCCTTGAAAATTTCGATTCGCCTCTATGGCTGCTTCCCTTGTTGGATACATTATTCCGTCCAGACCTAGAGTTGCAGTGCCACTTGTTGCAGAAGCCGTGTTGCCAGCGGCTTGATCCAAAATCGGTGCGCTCGAGGTGTTGCTTGCTGCCGCGCCATTTGGATTTATGCCGCTACCATCATAGCCCCCAGTGTTTTGATTTGTTGTTTGCGAAACTGCTGGGGGTGATGCAGCTGCTTGAGAAGCATTATTTGTCGCGCTCATATTTTGTGACAAAAACCGCAAATCAATTCGACCGAAAGGCGTATCAATAAACTGCGGCATCTCATAAACGGGGCCTTGTGGTTGCGTAGGCGCAGGCGTTGGGTCTGGATTCACTGGCTCGGGAGGCGGCGCGTAATTGCTGCCTGGTGCCATAAACTGTTGGTAATAACCGGGCATCGGCTGGTTCACTAACAAGCGACCGTTAAACTGCGAAGGCCCATAAAAATCTAAGCCAGGTCGGTAATCACTTTGGAAACCCGGCGTCATGCGATCAAACAATCGATTGCCTGGATTATAAATACTCGAGGTATTAGAAGTCTGATACATTTGCATGGGCTGCTGATAAAACCCGCCGCCCAATGGCTGAACAGCACCGCCAGTTTTTAAACCGCCAGCACTCCTATTCTGGCCTCCGCCTTTACCAGCGCTTTTCCCTGACGCGCTCATTTTACCTCCTTATACATCGTTACGTGCGCAACCTTGTAATCTAAATCTGCAAGTGCTTTCACCCATCCTTTGCGCCCGGACAAACTTATGAACTGTGCATCGAGTTGCTTCGCCCATTTGCCAAGCGTTTCGTCGATGCTTTTAATTTCTGACAAATCTCCTGCCGCTAAAAAAATATGCAAAGCTCTCATGTTCGGATATTCACAAATCTCTGTGACTAAACAAGATTTTTCCATCGGCCAAAACTGCATATCCTGGCTTGCCACTCCTCGCACGATGTCTCTGAACGAATGCGTGTTGTGCCCAAACTCCAATGCCTTCTCGAGCATCTCTTGGTAAGGCAGCATCGCCTCGAGGGGTGTTGCAGCTTGTAAACTTTGCTCTCTCATATTGCGCTCGCACTTAGGTTGCCAGAATTATCAACGGCAATTTTATATCGGGTTCCGTTTGGGCTCTTTATGATGACTCGACCATCACCTA